GCTGATCAAGCGGGTTACAGCATTGAGGACGGAATCGGTGGATCTTTAATCTAAGCTAATACTAAATGGCCTTGATTACTTCGCCCACGGATATCCCAAATCTTGACTATGAGTATCACACAATCACGGTAGATTCTGTTGGTCAAGATAGTGCGAACACTTTTACTTGCCATCTCCAACAACCCCTTAAAAATGTCGTCCAGGCTAGACTTTTGGCTGCCCACATCCACTCCAATGTAGTCACTGAACATTGCTATGTTTCTATTGAAGAACTTGATTCTATCTTTAGTGACAGAGCTTCAAATGTTCTCACAGGTCAGGGTCACCTCAGTATTGTCAGAGGATCGTTTGCGAGTCTTGTGACCGATGATACAACACACAATGATGGTAACTCCACAATTATTTTCAAAGACAACTATCCAATTATGACTCAGTACATCAATCCAATCAGGCGCATTGATCGTCTCAGTGTAACAATTAGAGATCAAACGGGTAGTACAATTAAAAATTCGGAAGCCGATGGTGACAACTTTTTAGTTCTTAGATTTGTGTGTAGAAAACCAAACTTGTAATTTTCTCCCTTTAAAGTAGTAATAACATGTCTTCGGGTATTGTTCAGCTTGTAGCAATTGGTGCTCAGGATGAGTACATTATGGGCAATCCAGAGATATCGTTTTTTAATTCTACATTTAAAAGACACTCTAATTTTTCACAATCCGTTGAAAAACAGACGATACACGGAGCTGTGAAAAATAATTCAATGTCAAGTGTTCAAATTGAAAAATCTGGTGATATGCTTGGATACATCTATTTGACCATAGATGATACAACACAGGCTTTAGATACTTCTCGGTGGGACTTGTTGATTGATAAAATTGAACTTCTTATTGGAGGTTCTGTAATTGATACACAAGACTCCATTTTCACTGAAAAGATTGCGATTGATACATTCGCTCAAAATGTTTCAAGAAGTGCTATCGGTACACATCCAGGTGTCCATGCGCGTTCATACTTCTACCCACTTCGCTTTTTCTTCTGTGAAGGACCACAGTGTGCGTTACCATTGGTAGCTTTGAACTATCATAACGTAGAACTTAGAATTTATTGGGGTTCACAAGCAGCTAACTACAATTTTGAAATGTACGCCAATTACTACTATTTGGACAATGAAGAGCGCGGTAATATTGCGACAAAACAACACGATCTACTCATTACACAAGTCCAGAAGAGTTTGCCAAGTGGTGAAACTACTCAAGAATTGATATTTAACCACCCAGTGAAGTATCTGGCTTCTTCCGACACCACAACAGATGGTGCACTGACTTCTCCAACAAACAAAGTTAAATTGTCCATAAATGGCGTTGAATTATCCAACTACAAATGGGGAAAGCCGCACTTTATTGATGTCATGAATTATTATCATACAAATTTTGTAACTTCACCCGATTTCTTCCTTTACTGTTTTTGTCTCATGACGAGCTCTCTCCAGCCAACTGGAACATTGAATTTCAGTAGAATTGAGTCAGCAAAGATCATGAGTGAAAATACCGCTATTAATGACCCAATATACGCAGTCAACTACAACATACTTCGTATTCAAAATGGGATGGCGGGTCTCCTCTACGCAAATTAATTTACTACCATATATTAAATGGTTAAGAACTTACCTTCGGTGGAAAGATCTACCAAGATTAGGTTTGGTAAACACGTACCTGACTCCAATGATCAGGAGGAAAATACCATTGTTTTCAATGCAAGTAACGTGGTGGTTCCAACACCTTATTCTAATGCCGTATATCTTTCCCCCATTCGTAATAGAACAGATTACCAGGCTCCTGAAATTGTACTTTTAATGTACGACCGAAATACCAAAGAAATTACAGAATCCGGTGAATCCGCGAACGCTCTCATCGGTGGTTCTACATTTGACACTGTAGTGAATCGTAATAACGCGACATCAAATACCGTTCAGTATATAGGTGCATTAAATAATGTTGGTTTTGTCACAAGTTCAAATGTTGGTTTATCAAATCTTGATCCACAACACACTGTGAGTGTTGGTTCAAATCTTTACATTGATGAGTTCGGTTCAAATGTTTTGGTTGTTTCTGGAAATGTCGCTGTGCTCAAAGACATGACTGTAGAAGGTAACCTCACTGTGAACGGGGGTACCACTTTGATCTATACCGAAAATACATCTATCAAAGATGCGTTCATAGAACTTGGTCGGGACAATACTTCTGGTGACACCACACTTGATTTGGGTGTTCTCATGCATAGACCCGATGCGTTGTCAAATGTCGTCATTGGTTATAGAGAAGGGAATGACGAATTTGCAATTGCCTATACTGATGCACAACCAACGGATAAAACTTTTACTCCAAAAACCGACGAAGACATTAATGTTCATGTCTATGGTCTCACCCATGTAGATGCCAATATTTATGCTCACGAAGATGTTCTTGTGGATGGAAATGTGTATGTGTCTGGGAATACATCGGTCACTGAAGAACTGACTGTCTCTGGAAATGTGTATGCTGATAAGGATCTTGAAGTCGTGGGTAATGTGTATGTAGATGGAAATGTTGTAGCCTACAAGGATCTCACACTCTCTGGCAACGCTTATGTCTCTGGAAATGTCAATATTTCCAATCAATTAAGTGTCTCTGATAATGTATATGTATCCGGTAATGTTGAAGTGACGGAGTCCCTAATTGTGAGTGCCAACACACACCTCAAGGGTGACAATGTCTTCATCACCCACACAATGGACTTTTTAGATCCAACGACTGCTATTGTGACTGATCAAGTTTCAAATGTTCAGATCCGTTTGGGTCAATTGGAGAATGTGGCAAACACTGCTTCAAATCCACTCATAAATCAAGTACTTACATATGACCAAGACAACAGTGAGTGGTCTAACGCATACCCCGATCAGACAATCGTTTTGGTTAAGAATACTTCCGGAGCGCTTATGACAAGAGGTCAAGCAGTTCATGTTACTGGTTCTAATGGAAATAACATGTTTGAGGTTGAATTGGCGGATGCATCCGATGCCTCTAAGATGCCCGCAATCGGTATTGTTTATGAAAATATACCAATTAATGGAGAGGGTGCCGCTGTTACATTTGGTAGAGCTAACGGAATAGACGGAATATCCGAATTTACAAACGGTGACACACTTTATGTTGCAAGTGGTACTCCAGGTGGTTTAACAAATGTAAAACCGTACGGAGTTGATCTTGATCTCATTCAAAATATTGGTGTCGTTGTTAATAACAGTTCGGGTGTCGTGTTCGTGACAGGTATTGGTCGCGCGAATGATATTCCAAATGCGAGGATTATCACAGACTACAATGACATGCAATATGTCTATGTGAATAGCGAAAACAATGATTTGAAGAAGATTGCTTCTGAAAACCTAAACATTCCACTCACAACAGCTGTGAGTAATTCAAGCAATTCCGCAGCAAATGCGGTGACCCTCCGAGGTGTGAGTATTACTTCTGGTGATGGTTTCCATGGTGACCTTGTGGTTGCTGGAAATGTAACCGTTGATACGAACACTTTCAAAGTAGATGCGGAGGCTAACCGAGTTGGTATCTTGACAGCGTCACCCGGACAAACCCTTGATGTGAGAGGCGCTGCGAATGTGGGTACTTTCACAACTACAACGGGTACGGTCACGGATGCTACACACTCCACCTCCAAAGATACTGGTGTTCTTGTATTGACCCAAGGTGGTCTTGGTGTTGAAGCGAATATCCATTCTACGAATGTTTTCGCAACTTCACACATTGCCGTAGGTACTTCGGCGACTTCAAATACATTTGATGTTCGGGGTACAGCCAATGTTGGGGCACTTGTCGCTACATCTACACACATTTCCGATGATACTACATCTACAAGTATAACATCTGGCGCCCTCCAAGTGAGGGGTGGTGTGAGCACTCAAGAAAACTTGAATGTTGGGGGTGTTACTAAAGTTTGGGACTCAACGAACGCTGGTAATAAGACTTCCGGCGCCCTTCAAGTTTTGGGCGGTGTGGGTATTTCCCAAGACCTATACGCGACAGATGGTCATTTCAGCGCTGATGTGAGTGTTGGATCCCTCACAAATAAGAAGATTCCATACGCCAATGCGAGTAAGATTTTAACAGATTCCCAAATTTCACAAGAAGATGGAACTGTTGTTATTTCAGGTGATGTTGAAATTAGCGGCAGCTTACTTGTCGGTGGTGAATCATTTGAAGTATCTGCGGGAGAACTTGTTGTTCAGGATCGTATCATTGATATTGCCAATAACAATCCAGATCACGCACTTGATATTGGTATCCTCATGGAACACCCTGGGCACAATATCGGCATAATTCATCATGACACAGATGAACTCACAATTGGTTATACACAAGCTGGTTATGGTGATGATCACGTGTTATGGGACACTTCAAATCACATTACCATGAATGTATGGGGTCATGTGATCACACAAAACACAGTGACTGTTGAATACAATGATGTCTATATTGTTGGGGGTGGTCTTGGTATCGGTATTGGTGATCGGGGAGATGGGACACCCGACGCAAACATTCATGTGGTTGGTAATGTTCATGTGACATCAAATATCACAACAAGTTCAAATGTTCTTGTGAACGGTGACGCAGTGGCTACTTCAAAGACAACGGGTGCCCTCCAAGTAACAGGTGGTGTTGGGGTTCAAGGGGATATTTATGCAACGAATGGAAATCTGTCTGGTGATCTTGCGGTTGATACAGACACTCTGGTAGTTGATTCAGATAATGATTACGTTGGTATTAATAAAGCAGACCCAGTAGTTGCTTTGGATGTTGTGGGTGATGGTGCATTTACAGGTGATGTATCTGGTGTTGCTGGCTCTTTCTCAGGTGCAGTAAGTGGTACAACGGGTACATTTACTGGTGACGTTTCTGGCGCTGCCGGCTCTTTCTCAGGTGCAGTGAGTGGTACAACGGGTACATTTACTGGTGACGTTTCTGGCGCTGCCGGCTCTTTCTCAGGTGCAGTAAGTGGTACAACTGGTACATTTACAGGTGATGTATCCGGTGTCGATGGTTCTTTCTCGGGTGCAGTGAGTGGTACAACGGGTACATTTACTGGTGACGTTTCTGGCGCTGCCGGCTCTTTCTCGGGTGCAGTAAGTGGTACAACTGGTACATTTACAGGTGATGTATCCGGTGTCGGTGGTTCTTTCTCGGGTGCAGTAAGTGGTACAACGGGTACATTTACAGGTGATGTATCCGGTGTCGGTGGTTCTTTCTCGGGTGCAGTAAGTGGTACAACTGGTACATTTACTGGCGACGTTTCTGGGGTTGCAGGTTCGTTCTCAGGTGCAGTGAGTGGTACAACGGGTACATTTACTGGTGACGTTTCTGGGGTTGCAGGTTCGTTCTCAGGTGCAGTAAGTGGTACAACTGGTACATTTACAGGTGACGTTTCTGGCGCTGCGGCCACTTTTGACAATTTGAGCGTTGCTGCAGATACGAATACGACAGGTATAATTGGTAGCGCTAAGGTGGGTTATATGGGTTATACCGATTGGGGTGGAATATCACATTACGATAGAGCGAGTACTGGAAACTACGCACTAATTCAAAATGCGGATGGTCAAACACTCATTAACTGTTCATCTGGGCAAAACATACAGTTCAGGGAAAACAATACCGCCAAAATGGCACTTTCAGGTGGAAACCTTGGTATTGGTGAAACATCTCCATCTACCAAACTCGTAGTCGCAGGTGGTACAATCATAAACTCGGATGCAGTTGCAAAGAAAACTTACTCCTATTCAGGGGATTTAGCGAGTGCTCAAACAATCGCAAACTCCACAATCAAACTTACTTTCACAAATCACACGTTCTCTGCAAAGGTTGTCGCTCATCTCGTAGAATCAGTCAATGAAGTGAGCACACTCTCATTTGAGTGCTGTGGAGGTAACTGGACTGGTTCCGAACCAATAAACGATATAGCTCTTGGTCCTGTAACCGTTTTTGGTCCAACGAGTACAAACCCATGGGATCCAGATGTTACAACGACGACCACAACGGTGTCTTTCAAACCTACAACAAATATGGCAGCAGCTGGTCACTACAATGTGTTCGTTGAATACTTCTGCCAGGACAGCGCGGGCGAACTTACATCTCTACATGAAGGTGCTACAGCAGAAGTGTCGGACTTTGGCTATTAGATAAAAACCCAGCCAAAAAAATTGTATTATAATAACAAATGGCAACTACGAATATTCAAAAGTTTGCCGGTGATGTTGAAGTGGGTGGAACGGTAACTGGCGACGGTTCTGGACTCACAACTCTCAATGGTTCCCAGGTGACAACCGGTACCGTTGCAGAAGCGCGTATAGCCAATTTGAATGCCAGTAAGATTACTGCAGGGACACTTGGAACTGATCGTATCCCTAGCTTGGACGCCAGTAAGATTACTTCGGGAACACTTGGAACTGGTCGTATCCCTAGCTTGGACGCCAGTAAGATTACTTCGGGAACACTTGGAACTACTCTTATCCCCGACTTGGACGCCAGTAAGATTACTGGAGGGACGATAACACGACCCGTTCATAGTACGGACGCGGTTAAAGGTGCATCACTTTGGACGGATCGGTATATATATCACGAGGATGATACTAACACATATTTAGATTTTCCCGCCGCTGACACCTTTAGGGTGGTAACTGCCGGAAGTGAAAGAATGCGTGTAACTTCGGATGGGAATATTGGGATTGGGACGAACAATCCGGGTAAATCACTTGAAATTAAATCTGACAGTGGAACATTAGGAGGGTACCTAGACTCATGGTATCAAGGCACCTCTGGTGGTATACATTTAGGTGCAAGATCGTCTAATGGCGTTTATTATAATAATGTGACTTGCAAGGATAATGGCTATACGGGAATTGGTATCACTAATCCCAGTGTGACATTTCATCACCATAATGGTCCATGGATGCATAGCCACGGTCAAAACATATCTAATTATGGATTCTTTACCGGTAATGTTAAATTTGGTTTACGCGTCGATCAGACTGGATCCGTTACATGGGGTAATAGCACGACGACAGCATATAACCAGGGTATAATTTTTACTCAGGGTACTGGTGCAAATCAGTACTGGGCAATTGGAAGACAGGGTGCTAATGGCAGTCTTTTATTTTCCAACAACGGATATGCAACTGGTTATATCGCTCAAGGTTTAAACAATCGTGTAATGAATTTTACTGGACAACACAGAACCTTTGTTACAGACATCCCTTTTAAAGAAGCGATAAATAATGAGGGTCTCATTGTTTCAGCAAATACTAATAAATATATCAAAATGTCAGATGGAATAGATGCGGGTTCAAATGCTATCACGGTAAATGAATCTCTCCCAGTGTGTACATTATCAAATGTTGCATATGATAAGACGTGTTTTGGTGTAGTTTCCGCCTCAGAAGATCCAGATAACAGACATGATTCTGTTGGTTCTTTCTGTACTCCTTTCCAAAAAGAAAACGGTGATACGCGTGTATTCATCAACTCGGTGGGTGAAGGTGCTGTTTGGGTTGTAAATGCAAATGGTCCTATCGAGTCAGGTGATTATATAACTACATCCAATGTACCTGGATATGGGATGAAACAAGATGGGAATTTTCTTGCTACATGGACTGTAGCCAAATCTACAATGGATTGCAATTTTGATCCTGTAACACAACCCGTTAAAAGAATCGTAAAAGAATTGACGGATATTAATTATTACCTTCGTAGTAATACTTCAAACGAATTTATGACAGAAGAAGAATATAATAAACTAGATGACGAAAATAAAAAAATGTACAATTTTGCTGAAGTCCGACAGGATTTAGTTAATGTACTTGACGAACATAACCAACTTCAATGGGAAGACCACCCCACAGAAACAGAAAAAGCTTACAAAATAAGATACCTTACACATGATGGTACGGTGACTGATGAAGCGAACGCCGACTACACCGCAGCTTTTATTGGATGTACTTATCACTGTGGTTAAATTTTTATTTCTAAAATACACTTTATACAATAGTGACTTGACACTTAAAAAAATAAACTCTCACTATAATATAAAATGTCTGGTGGTATCGCCCAACTTGTTGCTGTCGGTGCTCAGGATGCGCACCTCGTCGGTCAGCCCGAAATCAGCTTTTTCCGCTCTACCTACAAGCGCCACACAAACTTCTCCCAAACCGTGGAACGCCAAGTGATCCAGGGGAATGTGTCTGCCAATGGCATGTCCACTGTTCGATTCGAACGCAAGGGAGATCTCCTCAACTATGTGTACCTCATGCCAATCAAGGGTGATGGTGTTGGTGCCAACACTTTCTCTACTAACTGGTCGGATGTGATCACTAAAGTGGAACTTCTTGTCGGTGGACAAGTTATTGATGACCAAGACGTCACCTATTCTTCCCTTATCGCTCCAACTCTTTCCGCAACTAACACTTCAAAGTCTGTGTCTGGACAATTGTACAATGGTATTAACAATGCCCAATTCTACCCACTTCGCTTCTTCTTCTGTGAAAACTGGCAATCTGCACTTCCATTGATTGCTCTTCAATACCACGATGTTGAACTCCGCATTACATGGGGTGCTGACGCTGCGGGTAGCAAGTGGGAAGTTTACGCGAACTACGCGTACTTGGATACTCAAGAGCGTGAGTTCTTCGCTTCCAACCCACAAAACATGATCATTACTCAAGTCCAAAAGGCGACTGCTTCCCAAGCGAAGATTCAAGAGCTCAACTTCAATCACCCAGTCAAGTATCTCGCCGCCGCGAATGCTTCTGGTGTCAATATTCTTGGTGATGATGGTACAACCGATAATAAGCTTAAGCTCCAAATTAACGGTACCGATATCGCGGATTATAAGTTTGCCAATCCAAACTTTTCCACTGTGGCTCTTTACTACCACACCACAAACGGCGCCTCAACCGTTGCCAGTGATTCTACCGAAAAGTTGTTCTTGTACCCATTCTGTTTGGAAACTGGTAAGCTCCAACCAACTGGTACTCTCAACTTCTCCCGTCTCGATTCCGCTCGCATTGTGAACGATCTCAATAGCTCCAATGATGATATCTACGCAGTGAACTACAATGTTCTTCGCATTGAGAACGGTATGGGTGGTCTCCTCTATTCTAACTAAATCTCTCCGTATTTAATAAATTGCAATGTGGAACTTAGTCTTCCTCCTCGCCATCGTTTTTGTATTGACGTACGATCCAAAATCCAGGACACTTGAAAAGTATGTTGGTGTACCAACGCCACCAACTCAAAGATCCTGCGAACCTACGCATTACGAAGCCGTACAATTTGCTCAGAGTCCCTACGAATGCCCTCCCCCAGGCAGAACACATATGGGTGCACTTACTTAAAAAGAAGGGACGCAATTAAACCATAATGATTCCAATGGACCGCGAAACTCTTATGATGATCGCTACAATCGTGGCGATCGCTGGTGTTATCTTCCTATTCAAGGAAATGAATAAGGCAAAGCAAGATGTTGAAAGCCTCAAGAACTTCTCAGCCCATCTCGTACATCGTCTCAGTGGTCCAGAACCACAACCACAAACTGTGGAGGATGATGACACTGAATCCGAAAAGGGTGCTGAAGAAAAGAAGGAGGAATAAACATATCCGCTTATTATAACTTGCGAATGCGCAATGAAAAAATACAAAGCTATAGCGATACCGGTCAGCTTTGCTGATGAGAAACCCAAATTTCTCACAGTGAGGGACCGAAGATTCAAGGATTGGATTTTTGTAACAGGGGGTTGCAGAAGAAGGGAAATTTTCAATCCAATTAGGTGTGCTCTCAGGGAGCTTGAGGAAGAGACTCGTGGTACAGTTGCCCTCAAAAACGGTGAATATACAGAGTTTAAATTTACGGTTAAAGAAAGTCCTACAGTGGACTTGGAATACAACGTCTTTATCTTTTTTGTAAATTACAATAAATCCGAACAACAGGCTCTCGTAAAGAAGTTTTATGAAGAAAAACAGAAAACAAATCTTAAGAAAATCAATAAACAACCAATAAAAAAGACATTTGATGAAAATGATTACATGAGTTTTGATACTCTTGAAGAGTTTAACTCACGTAAGCGTTGGAAACTTATAGTTGATAATGTTCTCAGAAATCCAGAGTTTTATTCGTGTGTGACTTCTCTTAATAGAAAAACATTCTCTATTAAATAGAATGAAGTCCAAAGCTTACATTTTAATGCAGATTGGCGAACTCCTGAAAAAGAACAGGGGATACTGTGATCAGGAAGTTGAGTGGTGGGTCAAGGAAAATGAAGAAAAGACAGTATATGAACTTTTGACCCTTAAGAAGGAATTGGGTCAAACACAAGAATATCCAGATGTATCTTGTATGAGATGGTTTAGAGGAGAAGATCAATAATAAGGTATGTTTAAGAAGTGGTGTAACCAACAAAAATTTAATAATGCAACCAATCTATCACATGTGCTCATGGACGGTGGTGTCCTTTCCGTGCCTTTTGATAGATTGAATGAGTTCCACGAAAAGTATATCACAGCCGTAAAGTCTGGTGAAAACTTGTTTGTCGTTGAACAAAAAAGTCCTACATATAACTTTTTTGTGGATATTGACTACAAAGATGAAAACTCACTTACTCTTGATGAAATTCAAGACATTTGTAAAATCATTTGTGATAAAGTGAAGCGTCATGGTGGTAAGGAATGTCTGATTTCTGTTTCTCCACCAAAGAAGGTTGGTAAATATACAAAGACTGGAGTTCATCTGAATTGGCCAGGTTTTGTCGTTGATCAGGCTTCTGCTTTGGCTCTCAGAGAACACATTCTCGTGGCATTATCAAAGGCAAAGGGTAAGACTGACTGGAATGAAATCATTGATTCCGCAGTGTATGGGGATCTGAAAAGAAAGACAAAGGGGAGTGGATTCAGGATGCCGTGGTCACACAAGATGGCAAAACATATGGCATGTGGAGGACAGGGGTGTCAAGATTGTCATTTGGGTAAAGTTGTACAAGTTGCGTACCTTCCAGTCTTCATTTACAAAAATGGACCTCTGAGTACACTTCTAAAAGTCAGTCAGGAACCTGATTTAGAAATACTCAAAATGTCTTCAATCAGAACAGATGAAACTCAACACGTCACTATAGAACCACCATCTTCCGTGATCAAAGAGGGGTCATTTACCGCGGCTCAAACTGCGGATGAATTACACGACGATGAACTCAAGGGACTTATTGAAAGTTTTGTACAGAAGAATATGGAAGGACAAAGTGGTGCTTCAATTACAAAACTTTTTAAACATAAGGAGACATATTTGGTTTCAACAAATTCAAAGTATTGTGAGAATCTCAAGAGACCACACAGTTCTAATCATGTCTGGTTTCATATAAGCGGATCTGTCATAGCACAGAAATGTTTTTGTAGATGTGAAACACTGCGTGGGAGAGTTGATGGATTTTGTAAGGATTTTTATGGCAGAAAGCACAACTTGACACCCAAGATTGTTGAAAAGTTGTACCCTAAAAAGGAAGATCTTAAGAAGTGTCCAGAAATCAAAAAGTTTGAAGAAAAACCACAAATTAAACAAGCGGATGTAAAACCTCAATTGGAAACATTTATGAAAAAATGTATGAAATGTCCCGATGACATGCACATTGTAAGTATATCTCGTCAAAAAAATGATTTTGTAGCTTTGACTACTTCATCTTATTGTGAAGAGATTAAGGGAGACCACGAAGGTGTGACTATGTCATACTTGATCAAGAAAAATAAGATTGTTCAAAAGTGTCCCCAATGTAAGAAGAGTGTCGCGAGGACCCATACATTGGGATCAAGTATCGTAGAAAAG